TTACAAGCCTAAGTCTTAATCATTCACTTTAATTTCAGCCGACACCATCAGTAGTGTAAATGGCAGTGGAGCGGTCTGTTCGATCTCCCATAAAGGAGCAGTTCCCCCGTCCTGCCAACCAAGGCCACGGATTTCGATATCCCCACTCACGCTTGGATTTGGAGTATCTAGTATATCATCCTCGCCAAATTGCTTAAGACTGATATTTTTGAGGCCCCGCCCAATATCAAGGCACATAGCCGCGGTATCTTTGACACGAAATAACGCCCTGATAAGACGAAGTTTACGCGCTCCACCAACTTTACCAACCTCATTAGGCGGCAAAGGTTTAATTTTATGCGTATAAGGAAGCCCTATTTGCACCGCGCAAGCTGGCTCACTCAGGGTCACCGAACTGCCCTGAACCGTATTTGCATCGATCCACGCACCATCCGCAACAATAGAAACGCATTTATTTTCAAGATGCTCAAGACCACCCCACACTGACGCAGCGGTTTCAACTTGACCCGATAATGCGCCATCCAGATTAAGTTCAGAATCCAGCAGTTCTATAAAATAAGAACCGCCCCGCTCAATAAGCATATAAACTTCATCTCCCACTACGGCCACAGATTTAACGTTGCCATCTGTATCATGCTGCGTCCAGGCAGAAATTTTCTCGGCGCGGTAGACAGTGAGCGTGGCAAAATTTCCATCCTCACGCACAATAAATAGCAGCCGGTTATTCTGGTCGTAATCCTGATCCACTGGGGTTTCCACAAGGTGGTGCGAGAGAAGCGCCAGATCGGTTGAAGTATATGCAGCTTCCAGATCGGTATAGAGATATTCGTAAATCTCTCTGCCGGAACGGGCGCAATAAAGGGTCGCTCCATCCACATTCACAGGCGGAATATAGCGATCCGTGCGCGAGCCAAAGCGCGTTTGACGCAAGATCTGCACCGAAGATGGAGTAAGCGGGTTACCAATAACCATCCATTCTGCGCCACTGGTAAACACCTGCAAATGACGCGAAGAAAACACTCCGCGAATGGCGTTCACCTGATCGGAGAGAATAGAGAACTCTATAGCTTCATCATCCAGCCCCTGCCCTAAATCAAAGTTCATAAGATCGCCGGATTTAGAAAACCACATACGATTAGGCAAATCACGCGAACCGCCAATAACAAGCCGATCTTGATGAAACGCTACAGTTACCGGATAGCCACGCACCGGGCTAAAAGCTTGCTCGAACCAGTCGATATTAGCACCAGCATCGGTGAGTTTATAATACTCTAGAGAACCAGACACATCCGGGTCATAATCAGGGTTCTTGCGCGGAATGACAGTGGCGCTCACCACCGTTGGGGACTCATAATCGGTGATAAGCACGTCTACCCCTTGCACGCGCAGCCTCGTATTTTCGTGCCCTTCTTCAAACACATCTGCTGAGGCCGTTAAGGTTATATCCCCTTCCAACGCGCTAGCGGTAAGCGTCACTTCTCCATCTGCGAATTTGTAGTACGGCTGGTAGTTCGTGCCATCTTCGACGTAAAAGCTCCAATCGCTTAGGCTCCATGTTCCAAACCCAGAGCGCACCAATTTTTGAGGATGCACATCTGGATGCACAAGCAACAAAGTATCAGCGCTTTGCGTCCATACGAGCTGCGGGATTTGTGCTAATGTCCATGGCGTGGAGATAGTGGCCTCTTTTACACCGCCCGAATAGATATCAATCTGCCCATCCGTAATAACGAGCAGCGCAGTTTGCTCGGCGTTAAACTCGAATGCAATGAGCTTGCCATTCCCGGCTGCTGTATCAATATAGCCCAAGCCGAAACGCCGTGTTACCCCACCAGTGGGCTTGATGAACACATTGCGCAGCTCTAGCGCTCCGTTATCATAGGCGCGCAAATCCCCCCGCCCGAGCAGCTCCTGCGATACTTCACCGGCGGTAAATGTAGTCTTTATATCTGTAATTCTGGTCATTGATTTTCCTTATATTAAACATAGTCATTGCGAGGAGCACCAGCGGCGCGGCAATCCAAGGATACAAGTCAGAAATACTGGATTGCTTCGCTAACGCTCGCAATGACGGTGGGGGTGTAGAAATAAAATCCCCTACGGGGATAATCTCGCCTCTTGTCCCCGTAGGGGGAAGGTTTTTACAAGCCTAAGTCTCATTAGCGCGGTGCATAATCTCGACTATGGCTTTTACAAGCCTAAGTCTCATTAAAAAAACCGCCCATCGGGGCGGCTTGGTTTATATTAGTAATACTGTGTTAGCTACATTTGCGGAAATGATTCAGTACTGATATCTCTATATTCTTCTTCCAAACATCTATTAAAAAGTCGTTTCATTTGATCATCACTGAGGCTTTCAAACATTTTCTCCATATCAGGGATAAGCTCGCAAAAAGAAGACTTTTTTATCTGTTCAGGAGTATCTTTAACAGATGCAGTAAAAACTTCCTTAATACTCTGAGGTGATGCTATTAATGACCCATCTCCTAAAATGTTATCTATAGTGAACTCATGTTTAGAGATGAAATTACGAACAGCCACCTTGGAAAAAAGCCCCGTCATATGATCAAACGCTTCTTCCTCACCATCAGTAATTCCAAGTTCTGCTTTTATATCGCCTGCATTAACTGCGCCCATTTTGTGTCCTTAACCTTTTGGGTATTTATTAATATTTTGCTAGCCTACCATACAACCAATAACTATGCCAAAATAACTGAGTTAACAAAAAACCGCCCATTTACGGGCGGCTTGGTTTGTTCTAATTTATGTAATTCTTCGGCTACATTTCATACGCTGGAAATACGCCGCTATTTTCTACAGCACTTGGGAATATATAATCGAAAAGAACCCTCTGATCTTCTGGGCTCAACTCACTAAATATTTTTTGTGCCTGCACATTAGCACTATCTACCAAGCTATCTGCGTTTGAGAAAAACAATATGTCATCCGACATTCCATCAACGACTTTTTGAAAAAGCGCATCCATATCCGCTGGTGTTAAACGCATATTTTCTGGGCCATTAATCAGACTACTCAAGTTTGGCGCATTCTTTTCTTTTATCAGCCGGTTACTTTCCGCCCCAAAAGCCTTGCAAATTGCGAAAAACATAGCATTGGACACAGTGTTAAATTGTCCCGTTAATTCTTCAGAAATAGATAGTTTTTCTCTTAAAGCTCTTCCGCCTGACATTATCGCCCTCTTTTGTGTGTAAGTTTAATCAGGCCGCGGAACCTACTAGCAAAAAAAGCTCGTGTCAATTTTTACTTTAGCAAATGTGCATACAATGGTTTTCATAAATTTCCTAAGACTCAGACATAAAATCCCCTACGGGGATAATCTCGTCTAACGGGCGGCTTGGCTTGCTTCAAATTATTTAAGCGCTCTTTATAGTTATTACGCAGGTAATATACACCAACGATCTAACTCTTCAGGCAACAGCTCATTAAACAGGATTTCCTTACCTTCATCACCTAAACGACCAAGTATCATGTTAGCCTGATCTTTAGTATCTTGATTACGGCCAGAAAACGCTGCTATATAATCTGGCAAACTCTCAAAGGCTCTTTGACGAAGAGCAACAACATCATCACTCGTTAACGCTAACTTAGCTGCCCCTTTATTCTGAATAGCACATATGCTCGCAGAATTGTGCTTCTCAACAAGGCTGCGGCTTAAACATTTAAAAGACGTGAAAATAGAATGTTCCATAGACTCGCGAACTAGGCCCACCGCGGCTTCTGAGAAGCTATCCGATAGGCCATCAAGAGCGCTAAAATTCTTTCTCGGAGCAACACGTCCTACCATTTTTCTACCCTGTTTTATAAATTTGGATGCAGTTAACTTACATGCAAAAGGTTATATAAGTCAAATTTGGACTAACCCTGCACATCGTTGGGCAGCTTGGTTTAATTTGATACGTTTAACAAATTTATATTACGAGCTCGGGCTCGGATTTAGGTTCGTGTTCGGGCATTTTACAAACATTACTTAATACCTTTGACAATCGGTCACTCATCCTATCCATTTGCCCTTCAACGCCATAACCATTAAAAATCTCCATGGCTTGCCTATTGACGTCAGCAGGATCTACCCCATATTGAGAGAAATGCTTAATACAATCAGGCATAAATGATAAAGCGCCATTTTCAAGATTATCGACATCTTGGTGTGATAATTTTATTTTTGGCTCCTCACCAGCAGCACCCCCCGTCTTAGCCTTTTTCAAAAGCTTATATTGATTCATAAAAGCTTTGGAAACCGCAAGACCTGTTGCGCACGTTACAATAAGCGACGCAATCATAAACTTCTCAGTTAACTCTTCGTTCAAGCCCTCGGGAATTCTGCATTTTTCTCGTGCACTAACTTTATCAGCCATGATTTATTCCATTTCTCTAATTTAGATTATCAAAAAGAAGGTGACACTAATACAAAGTTAAAATTATGTCAAATTTCACTATCCCCGCACATCAATCAACGTAAAATCCTCTATCCTACCCGGAGCATCTTGCTGGGCGTCGATTTGGCGGGCGCGTTTATATTCATCTTCTGCCCTCTTATAAAGACTTTCCGAGCGTGAGGTATTTTCCGTGATGGGAATAGTAAACTCTGCGGCCAGCCGCGTAATCAGCACGCTATCAAAATATGGCGGGAAGCTCTCTTCTTCGGGGCGATAGATATAGGTCAGGATCACCTCCGAAGCATTTGTGTGCAAAGCTCCTGAAATAATGCGGTAATTTAAACCTCTTCCGCGTGAACCGTTTCCAGCACTCAAAGCTCGTAAAAAGTCCGTAGGCAGTTCATAAGCATATGTATAATCCGCAGTTGGGGCGACGCTCAGCTGCGCTAATTTGACCTGCCCTGTGGCAAAACTCCAGGCATAGGCAGAAAGAAGGCTATCGCGCACTTGCTCGTACAACGCTCCTGCTATTTCGCTTTGAGCTGTGCCTTCGTCAAAGGCACTAATGGGCGCGGCACCAATCTTTATAAGCGCGCGGGAACAAAGAGCTATATCTGATAAAACCATAGTAAATGTCTCCTAAAATTAAATTTTGTAAAAAAAAAGGAGCAACCACGCTAACCATCCTTACGGGGAGTGAGGCCGTAAAAATTTGAGCGTAGCTGCTCCTTCCTTAGTGTCGATACCCGTTGACAAGCTAAAGGGCCTGTAAGTTTGGGGAGGAATAAAAGCAGCCCTTTTTTGCAACATCTGCCTTTTTGTAAATATAGCAAACAGCGTTTTTGTTCGGCCAGGCGCTAGAAGCGTAGCGTAGTTGTCCTACGTAAGCACCCTAGGGCACAAGCGACAAAGCAACGCAGCCGAACGGGAACGATGGAAGCTATATTATGTATAAGCGGTGATAGTGACGCTGCTGCCGTCATTAGCCGAGACCACATAAAATGTAGTACCCGGCGTTCCATCGGTATCGATATTGGCAATGATTAGATCATTCACATTAAGCATACCCGCAGCTGCACTGAAGTAATCAGCCGCCTCCACGCTGGCATCAACAGTAGTGTAATGCCACAATGTAAAGTTGTTTGCGTACGCGAGCACGCTTAAATCAGATGCTGTAAAAGCCATGATTTATCTCCTAAAAGTTTGAAATTTAAAATAAGTTGTCATGCCCGCTAACATGCGGGCATCTGGAAAGTCTTGTGAAATATTCACCAGATCCCCGCTCGGGGGCGGGGATGACACTATAAAATGTGTTAATCAGGTGTTTCGTCGCAATTAATAACAACAATGCCAGTCTCATCGATTAGACCAGCGCCTTGACTCATCATGTTATTGACGAAGTGAGCTGCTCGGTCGCCATGCCAGGAGATATCTGTTTGCACATCGCTAGCTGCGGCATGGCCTACGGAAGTTTTGTGATAATAAAAACATGAACGAATGTCGTTAACATCAACAGGCAATCCCGAGTGCGGAATAAACACAGTTCCAAGAAACATCTTGGCTTGCGTTAAGCTCGCAAATGGCAAAGCATCCGCCCCGATATAATCAGCATTAACAAACTCTTCAATGGTGAGCAAATCGCTCCATTGTTTCCAGCCAACGATACAATAA